GGGGCTTTCTTTGTGTTGTACGTCCGCTAGAGTAAAAGCCAGCGCCAGCGCCATCGGAGGTGCAGCGGCCGGTGCCAGTATTTGTATTTGTGTATGCGCGTACGCCATAGCCATAGCCTGAGCCAGCGCCAGCGCCAGTGCCAGTGCCAGTGCAATTTATTATATTTGTGCAACCGCTAAAGCCAAAGCCATAGCCAGCGCCAGCGCCAGTGCCAGTGGCTTCTACTGTCACGCCGTCCATTCGATAATCTTTTGTTGTCGGAACTGACGTATATGATAATCCACTCGCTGCCGATGAAAATACCAGCTTGCTTTCTGGCTCACCGATGACGCACTTTGTTCCTCTCGCCGTAAGGTCAACGCCTCCGCTTGCAAGCGTCCACGTGCCTTTTTTGATGAGAACTTTCTCCCATGTACCAGACGCCGCCCATGCCGCGAGCTTCGCGTCGGAGTCGATGACGAGATCGTAAGCGAACATATTGCTCGCGTTGATTCCGCCGTTTGCGTCGCGTGTCACGATTGAATGAGGAACAGGCGTCACGCTTTTCTGCTGGCTATCAACCGCGTCGTCGCCGTTCATGAAACGGATATGCGCGTCGAGTGTTTCAGCTTCCGCGACGTATTCAAAGTCGTAGAGCGTGAAGTCTTGACCGTCTGTAGATAGAGGAACGCGGCTTATATATAAATTGCTTGTTCCTGCTACAAGCGGGGCTGATAGTGTATGAGTATGCGTCAATGTACCATTCCGGTACACATATAAGTTTGTCGATGATACATGCAGTGAATAAACATATTCCGTGTCCGGGGAAAGACTACCTATTGTAAAACCCGCAATGTCAGCATTTCCTGCAATATCTTGGTAGAGATTAACACCAGCAGATGCTTCATAATTTCCAAAATAATACCCGGCGGAAAGCGTCGCAGAGGTTTTAAACTTAAACCGTATCGTGCCGGTTGATCCAATAACTGGCCCGTTAAATACGAGCTTCATTGCACCCTTGCCTTGAAACAGCAAGCCCTTTCCGCGTGGCCCGTTTACAGGAACGGCGCCATGGTTTACAGCAACCGTCTGCCCGTCCTTGCCATATACTGGAGTGTCGTAGAGACCGGAGCCGAGGTACTCTGAATAAATATACACTACGTCACCAACCGACCATCCTTCGTTATTTATCTCAAGATGTCTATTTTGAACATCAGTGTATCCTGTTAGTATTTGTCTTGATCCTGTAGTTTCTTGTACTGCTATCTGAGTCCATGTGATACCTCCAGAAACAAGATTCATTGGTCTTGCCGGGGTAGCTCTATACTCAATTTGTAACAAAGCTGAATTATACTCTGTTACATCAGGGAAAATAGCGAACCAGTTACCTGTTGTGGTTATAGTTAATTTAAGCGCGCCGTTTTCTACTATAGCAGTAGCACCAGAGATGTATACAGGAGAAGATATGAAGCCAACATATTTTTGATATGTACCGGCGACGTTATCAGGGAACATCGGCACACCGTCGCCATTGATACGCATGACGCGGGAGAGATCGGAGAGAGGGGTTGCGATGCGATGCGCGTTCTCAATTCCCGATTCCATGTAGTTCATGCGGCTCGCGCTGAAAGCTGTTCCCGCTTGCGTTATCGTTCCGGGATTATTGACAAGCTCGACCGATGAAAGCGTCTCGTTCGACTTCGTGAAGCGATTGAGAAAAGTTCCTACGCGATCAAGCCATGTTTGTTTAGTGTATGCCATGTCGAGCCTCCGTTATATGAGCGTTAATTTATAGGTTATGAGATACGTGATATTCGAGTTCTTCGCGATGTCAACCAAACACCGTGAGATCAGCGTTCCCGATCCAGCCGTATCGGTCGCGTTTGCGAAGATGCCTATTTCCTTAATCGTGAAATTACTTTCAGTCGTCCCGAGTGATAGCTTTGCGGTAAACTGCGTCGCGGTATACGTCTTCGACGAAAGCGCTTTGCGGAAAGCCTCGGTTCCGAGCGCGGTATTCGTCTTGAGCGCCGCGCCTGTTCCTGTTCCTGTTGCCATATGCGTAAGGTGAATATCAGCTCCAGTCGCCGCGTTGAGTAGTTGAAAGACGCCGGTAAAAAAGTTTTGCGTGATTACGTTGTGATAGTGTCGGTCATACTTCGGCGCGCGCTTGCCGTTTTCGTATGCCTCAAAAAAGTATTCGCCGAATACATTGCCGATGTCTTCCATTTTCGTTATTCTCCTATTGGGTAGAATCCGCCGAGCGCCGGGTCGGTCATATCGCTTGAGCCTGCGCCTACCGGGAAGTATACCATATTCCCGATGTCAACGGTAAGTTCTTCGCTCGCCGTTGCCGTGTCACCTACTTGCGTCTGCTTGTAGACAATGGTATCCGGCCTTACTTGTTTTTCCTTCGTCGTCAGCGTTTGAGCGTAGCGTGAATAGAACCCGCGATTCTTGAGATTTACCTTGACGAGTTTTTTATCTGGCCCGAAGTTTTGAATACTTCGCTCCGTGATGACGTACTCGCCAGTGATTCCCATGGTGTTAATGTTCCACGCATAGCCGCGTTGCGTGTTTACGACGTCCTGACACGTCGCTGTAATCGTTTCCTCTCGCTCGTTGTATTGCTCAAGCATCGTATTCGCGAGCGTGTTAGCGTCGGCAAAGTTGTTTATCGTCGCGTCGTCTAACACGGCCTCGACGCGCCCCGACGTTCCATTGAGCGCGGCCAGGTCTGTTTTAAGCTGGTCGTTCTCGTTAGAAACGATGATGTTATAGTAGCCGCGATAGGTAATCACAACCGCGTTACCCGTCGCGGGCTTCGTCGTCGCGTTATCGTTGACCGTTATGACGTTCGAGCCATACGCCCAAAGAAACGTTTTTGATGTATCCTGTTCTTCAAGGCCAAGCACGCCGACTCCGACCGGCGTACCGCTTATCGTCGCGGATATCACGGCGGCGACCTGATAGGAAAGCGTGACGGTTTTCTGACTTGCAATCCATGTTGACGTCGATGTCTGATTGCTCGTTTCCTCCGTCGCGCCGGTTACGATCTGCACTGAACGTAGCGCATTGCCAGTTTCATTCTTCTTGAGCGCGGTAACGTGCGCGGGCATATCGACGACGGTAAACTCCTGCGCCGTCTGAAAATAAAACTTCTTGTCAGCACTGATATAAAACGCGGCGTTGATGTCGTCGCATAATTCTTTAAGTATGTCGTAAAGATTCATATACGAGACGTTGTACTCTTCGTAGTAGCGCGTCGTCGTCGCGATTGCACCGAGCGTTATTCCTTCCGGCAGAATGTAATTTGTACATAGGTCGGCGATTATCTCATGCGTATATTTCCCGACATATGACTCGGCGACCAAGCGCCATTTAAAAACGACTTCGCCAGATTGAAGTGAAAGCCGATATCGCCGCGCCTCATATCCTGACGAAAAATCAGGCGAGTCAACCGACTCGATGATCCCGAAGAATTGCGGCACGCTGTCGAAAAGTATTTGCACCGATTCCATCGACTGCGGAACGGCCTGGCCGGGCAATACCAGGATATCGACGTTCGATAACGATATCGCGCCAGCCTGTTGCTTTACGAGGTAGTTGTCTGCCGTCTTGTAGCTTTCGCCTGATATCTCTACCGTTACTGCCATGACTTCCCCTTATATCGCCGCGACGACTGAATCGATGTTTTCGGCGACCGACGTCGCAATCGCTCGACCGTCAAGAACCGTTGTATTAACTGCATTAACTGTCACCGTTATATTCGAGCCGCCAGTCGTCGCCACCGAAGGCGTCAGGCTTGAGCCGAGTCCGCTAGCGATTGACGCGACGCCTGCATTCCCCGCAAATGCACCGTTGACAATATCCATTGCCGCCGAGGCCTTTCCCGATGCCTCCGCGTAGAGATCGGCCAATTCTTGTTTTATTCCGGAAAGTGAGTTTCCGGTTAATCCACCGGCGATTGCAGAGGCGATCTTCTTGCCGATCTTGGCGATCTTATCGGTCAACGCTTCGGTATAAACGGCGGCCTGGATTACCATCTTCGTGATGTACTCTTTCATCGCGTCGAGGAAAGATGTTTCGTCAAGTCCATCAGTTAATGATGATACCAGCGTATCGGCGATATCTGACCCGATATCTGCGAATGACTCATAGAAAGACGCGGCCTTCTCTCGTATTGACGAAAGTGAAGTTTGGAAGGCGTATGTTGCTTTTGCGGCGTCAGTCCACAGCGACTTGTTTTCATTGAGCGCACCGTTCGCTTCGCGCAAAGCTGCTGCCATCGGGTACAAGGCTTGATTAAGAAGGTCCTGATAATCCTCGTTGACGGCCTTAACCTCGGTGCTTGTTTTCCCATAGGCAAGAATCGCGTCGTTGAGATCTTTGGCCCAGTTCTCAAGAATCTCCGATGATTTAGAAGTAACGGCATTATTTTTATATACCGTGTCGTATACCTCTTCCATCGCCGCAATTTGTTTTTGCGTTAATGCTAAATAGTTTTTTACGCCAGCCTCGTTGGCCATTATTTGCTTTTGTTGCCCCGCAATTCCGGTTCCAAACGTGAAGAACGCAAGCGCGGCGTTGTTCGACACGTCTTTATATGCTTGACCGAGTCGCGAAAGTTCTGTGTATGCTGCGGCCTCTTTATTCTTAAGATCACCGAGCGCCGCGTTAAAGTCATTAACTTGCTTTGCGCCGAGATAGTCTTCGTATGACGAGCGTCCTCCGCGAAGAATCTCTTTTAGTTTGTCGGCGACTTCGCTTGTACTTACTGCCATTTGCTGCGCTTCTGACGCTACGTTTGCCATAGCTCCGGCAATACCAGACGCAACAAATGCGGCGGCGGAAGCCGCGCCTGCTGCCATTGCCTCGCCGTACGAGTGAGCCATGGCCTTTGTAACTGCTATTGCCGCAAGCTGCGCTCCAAGCGCATTCAATATCTGCGATAATGCAAGCAGAGCTATTTTCCCGTAGTTTTCAAAGCCTCCACCTGTTACTAGAAACTCTCCAAGATTTTTAAGCTCGTCAGCGACCACTGATTTTATCGTTTTCCCGAGAGTGTCAAACACGTCTGACCAATCGGCGGCGTCTTTCTTTATATCCTCGGTGACCTCTGCCAAATAGATCGTAAACGAGTCAGATACGTTTTTAGCCAGTCCGTCTTGAATATTAAGCTGGTCGCGCATGGCATTTGTGCGATTCTTGCTTTCATCGCTGAACTTCTTCGTGTAGTCTTTTTCAAGCTGGACGCGTTCGTTTGTCTGCCCCTCCTTAAACGTGGTTATCTGGTCATCATAAAACGCATTTATGTTCGCAACGGTCTTCTCAACGGTCTTCGCGTCCGCTATCTTTTCCTTGGCTTCGGCAAGATCGGCAGCGCGCTGGGCTTCTATGCTTTTAAGATTTGCGGATAATATTTCATCGTCGTAATATTTTGCTATGCGCGCAACTTCCTCGACCGATTGGTTTTTATCTTCCGCCAACTGTATTGCGGCTTTCTTTTCTTTCTCGAGTCTCGTTATTGTGCTCGACAGTATTTTTTCGTTCCAGGAAATAGCAAGTTCTAACGATTCTTTGGAAACCGTTTCGACTACTTTCCCCGTATCCTTGATAGCCGTCGCGAGTTTCTTTTGCTCCTCTACCCACTCCTTCGTCCCGATGATATATTTATTTGATTCTGCAAGTTTGGCATTATAATCTTGTACGGCTTTTATAGTTTTCTTATATTCGTCGGTAACCCTTGACGACGCAATGCCGATAGCGATCACTTTATCCTCAGAGATTCCAAGGTCTTTGGACATTTGTTTGATGTTCGCCTGCGCCTCTTCAAAAGACGCCTCGCCCTTTGAGGCGTTAGCCATTACCTCTTGAACTTGTTGTATTTGTTCAGCGGTGAGTTTTGAAGCGTTCATCAAACCCTTAAACTCTTCGGTTATCTCCTTGATCGCCGATTGTTGTACCGCGTTACCAACGCCGATAAGAGCCGCAACAACAAGTCCGAGCGCGATAATTATTCCGGTCGGCCCGAAAAGCGCCGTTGTGTTAAGCGACACGATCGCGACTTTTAACGCCTGTATGCTTCCCAAAACTCCGGGCATAGCGGCGACAACCTGCGAAAGCATAATTCCTATCCCGACCGCCGCAATCATTTTAAGCGTGGTCGCGAGATTATTATTTTCCGTCGCCCATGACACAAACCCGCCGACAACGTCGGATACGGCGCTTACGATTGCCTTGACCATCGGGAGGAATACGTCGCCTATCGCCGCGCCCGCCTGCTTGAAGTTGTCCTGCATCGTCGAAAGTCTACCGCTTAATGTTTGCGAAGCGATATCCATTCCCTTGTAAAACAGTCCGCCTTCGCTTGTCATTTTCTCGAAGGCTTTCGTGAGTTCAGAACTTGATACTTCTCCCGCCGTTATGAGTTTGTACATCTCTTGTACGGTCATGCCCATGCTTTCGGCGAGTTGTGTCTGTATAGGAACGCCCGCGTCGCTTATCATATTCAGCGCCTCGAGCGATACCTTTCCGGTATTCATCACCTTGACATATCCGCGCGTAATCGAATCGAGTTTTTCTATATTGCCGCCCGCCGTATCTCCAAGCATGCGGAACGTTCCGGTTACTGCCTCTATATCGTTTCCCAGTACGGGCAATAATTGCTTTGCTACTTTACCGATACCCTCAAGCTCGAAAGGCGTCGTGGCGGCTTCTTTGTTAAGCGCCTGTATCATGGCGCGCGCGTTATCAGCGCCGCCCACAAGCGGCGTAAACGCGGCGGTCATGTCTTCTATTTTCGCGGCCTGTCCGACAGTAGACCCCCATACCGCGTCGAATCCCTGCTTGAGCAATTGGAATGCGGCGACAGGACCCTGCATTACGTCGCGCATTTTGGCAAACGATTCACCCATCGCGCTTGTAGATTTTTTTACCGCCGTCTCCATGCTTCTAAGTTGTTTTGGGAGGCTCGAGCTATCTATCTTTGTATCAATCTTTATGCTTCCGTCGGCCATGGTTAAGCCCTCCCTGGTTATCTATTTACGAAAAAGCGGACCGAGTACTGACCCCGCTTGATGCTTACCTTTTAATGCAAAACGCTCTTTTAGTTTTACCTGTTCAATGCGCGATTCCGCCGATGCGTTCGGGTCAATCGGCCTTGCTCGTATCTCAATAACTCGCTTGAGCATGGTGTCGTCTGGAAGCGATTTGAAAAGCTCCACGAACTGCCACCAATGAAGATCGACCGCTGTTAAGTCAATCCCGTAAGCCTGTACAAACGCCGCGTATAATCGCCCGGCGTCCTCGCGGAAGTCAAACACACTGTCGCCTCCGGAGCCTTCGCCGTCGTCGCCCATCGTGATAAACTCGCGGAGCTTGTCCCAAAGTTCAGGATCGTTAGGCGGAACGCCGTCGAATAGGTGCCCGACGATTGCGACGGCCTTATCCATGTCGTCCGCGTCGCCTTCTTGGATCTCGATGACGCGGAGTATTGTCTTGAAGTCACACCGAAAAGCCACCCCGCAAATTGTGCGCGGCAGCTCATCGATGAGTATTGACGGATTAGCGGGCAACATTTTCCTTGATGCCCTGGCTCATAAGGCCGGATATCGCGGTGACGATCTGCATGATCGCGAAGATATCGTTCTTCGATAACCGCTTGATCTTGTTCCATTCGCGTTCACCGAGGGCCATGACGATCACATCACGCGCGAGATTGGATACCTCGTCGACCGAGTCGCCGCTTTCGATGTGCCTGACTATGGCCTCAAGCTCCGAGGCCTTTCTAATCCACGCCTTGATCGATTCCGTGTTTCCGCACGAAAAGGAGAACAGGCTCTTTTTACCGTTCGGCCACTCTACCGAAAGCGTCTTTACCGATGACTTGATCTTGATAGTTTCCATGATGTTCTTTGCCTCCTAGCAAATAAGCCGGACCCTGATTATTCAAGGCCCGGCATGGTTACGTTTTTGTTATACCGGGAAGTCGCCCGAGTCGAGCAACGCGGTAGCGAACAGGACGACGCGGCCATAGGCGTTGAGCTCAAACATATTGAGATACTGCCCGACAGCGGCGTTGATGTTCGCCGCAGACGTATAGGAAACGAGATCGCCCGGATACGAGTCGGCGTTCGGCGCGAGTGCGGCGGCGGTCAGCTTGTACGCGAGTGAGTTTCCGGCGCCAGCGGTCGCGGTAAACTTCGTGGTTCCTGCGGCGGTTCCCGGCGCGACGACGGAGGTAAGCGCACCTGCGGCGGCACCGGTCGTATCGGACGGTTCCCCATTGATGTGAACCTCGAAGGTAAACGACTTCTTGCCGTTCGCGTCACCACCACCGACGACGATGTTGGTAAGGGTACACGGACCCATAACCATGTTTCCCGCCGAGTCATACGCGCGGAAATTGGTTTTAAGGTCGTCGCCGAGGGCGAGCTTTTTAGCCGCAATGTAATCCTGCGCAAGATCACCGATAACACGGTGTCCGGTCGCCGCATAGGTGAGCTGCTTGCCGATTACGTCGGAGCTTCCGAAACCGTTGCCGTCAAGGTAGGCGGTCTGGTCTACGTTATCATTGGTAGCGGGAACAAAGGAAGAGATTCCCTTCCCGAGCCGCTTCCATGTCCTCGAAGCGCCTTCCGGCGTCGTGTCGATCTCGAAGAGATCCTGAAAATTGAGTTCAAAGTTCATTTGTCTCAACTCCTTTCATATTCGATTTTTAGGGTATTCATATACACGAACGCCCCGGTATCCGATTTACTCACGAACATAGTATTCGCGACAACCTGACAAGTTATCATGATTCCGCCCGCGATGGCAAACTCGCCCATGTCGAGCGCCGTGATTATCGCGTCAAGCTGCTCGCGCGCTTTCTTCGCGTCGATTGATCTCGCGTAATACGAAACCATTTGTTCGCCAACGAATGACCCGTCAATATAGGACGACTCGCGCGCCGTTGACGGATCATGCCGCGCAATTATGGCCTCGACCGCAGTCGGGAAAGCATCTTGCACGATTGCAGCGTATGGCGTTATACGGGCCCTTAGGTAGTCGTTTAACTCCTTGATGATGTTCATTTAGTCAAACTCCTTTTGCGCCACGGCCACCCAGTTTTTTTTATATAGCCGCTTTGCCACCTCGAACCACTTCATTGTCGCGCGCGAGTTCACGTCCTTCGATTTATTCGGCGCCTCGTAGTACTGATATCGCGTGTACGGCGTGTTCCAGGATATCTCCCCGCCTTCTGATGCGATGATACCCGATTCCTCAAGTGTTCCCATATCATGCGGCGCGAACTGGTTAGAATCCGCTAGGACGCGCTGGTCAAGCATGAATTGCGCTTTCTCGGTCAGGCGTTCCATTCGCGTAAGGACCGCCATGTTATTCATCTCGAAAGATGCGGTCATGCGCCCGGCCCCTTGAGCATCGCCTCATAGTGATGCACGTTCGCGCTCATGTCGTACTCATGATTGACCGTCCGCACGATGAACGGCAGATTTGCGAATACCACCTTATCGAGTTCCTTCGGGACAACGCCGGCCGGCAACGAGTTCGCGCAGTCGTAAAACATAACGAGCTTATCGTCGCGCGCCTCGCCCTGCGCCGTAAGCGCCGTTTGCCTCGTCGGCTGAAAGCGCACGTATGAAAGATTGACGGCCGTCCCGTACGTCGGCGCCTGGTATTCGTCAATCGATACGAACGGGTAAAGCGTTGCCGTATGGCACAATACTCGGCGCGGTATCGGTATCACGGATAGCACCTCCGCACGCTGCGATTCATAAGCCCGGTCAGCGCAAGGAACTGCACGGCCCGCGATGCGAGGACGGGACGCTGTACGCTTCCGCCCTGGCTCTTGTTATTGGAAACGGAGAACGACCCGATTGATAAGGAGGCAATATCTCCCAGGCCGTCCCCGTTGATGACATAGTTTTCCGCCTGCGCGCATGTCGCCTTTTGCACAAGCGTCTGGTAGACTGGATCGAGGTCGGCATAGGTGAAAGATAAGCCCGCGGCGATGTCTATGTCGTCAGTCGCACGTGCGAGGTACTTCGTGATATTTGCGTCCGTATCGGTTGCGCCCTGATACGTCGTCTTGTAGTATTCAAGCGTCGCATAGCTCATTTGATCACCTCGATATGATAGCCCAAGCAATAATAAAGCGCCTTTGCGCCTTGCGTAGTTCTCAAATTAAAAGAAGCGTTTTCGGCAAGCGGTAAAAAGAGATTTGCCGTTACAAAAGAAGACTGCACCGAAAGATATATTTTGAACGATTGCAGATTTGTCACACTGTCGTAAAAATAAGCATTTCCGCTTACTGATTCCGACCTTATCGATCCATATTCAATTACAATGCGCTTTCCGACGCCGGGAGCTGGTAGAATTATCGTTCCGGTCTGGTTTGTCGAATACTCGCCTGATGTCATATACCGCTGTGCATTCTTGCTTTTTATCTGGTATACGTCGCTGGTATCAGTTGGCCCGGCGTTTATTACGTTGGCGTCTTGCGCTGTTTTTTCTACACGATGATAAAGCTCGAAAAGCGTCCCGAAAGACGCTGATTCGGCGAGGTAGTTTGTCCTGATGTAATTCGCCGAGAGGTACAAGCCCGCCCGGAGATCATCGAGAACGACGCGGGCCATTTAGACGCGCACCCATCCGTCGTTAATGTACGGGCCAATGTCGCCAATACGGCGAATGCGGGTTACTCCGCCTTTCTTGATGGAAACTTTCTTGTCGGGATCATCGGCTTCAATAGGCGCTGAGGCTTTTACCTCAACGACTCCCTGCTCGATCTCTTCGGTATCGTCGATCTCATCGACTGCTTTTCTCGATCGTCCTGCCATGTTCATTCCTCCACGTAAAAAGAAAGTAGGCCGCGAGTTATTACGCTCGCGGCCTCAAGTGATTAGGCCGTTGCCTGGATAGTCTCGAACCGGATTGCGCGTCCGTTCTCGTCGAGTTCGACGAGCGCACCGTAGTACCCGGAGGTTACCACGTCGGATACGGCAGAGGCGGAAACGATTTCGACGTATCCGGTAGTGTCAAAGTCGTCGTAACACGCGGGAGCGGTTTTCGCGGCGGCGGATCCGCCATCGAAGTAGTAGAACTTGTGGCCGGTATCTTTTGTCGCGTAGTCGGCGATGGTATAGGTGACGTTGGTCGCACTGGTCGTCTTGAGTTCATCGGCGCTGAATCCCGCGATAGTAGCGGTCTTGAGCGAGACGAAAATCGCGTTATGCTTGTTATCGTATACCCAGCAATCGTGGTACACGCGGGCCATTACCTTCTCGCCGTCTGCGGTCTGGTTATCGTCAGCGGAAACTACCTTGATTTTCTGGTGCTTCACGAACGCATCGGCCGCAGACTGCGCCATTACGACAAAGTTCATGTCCCGTGCCCAAGCCTTCGAGGCGAAACCGTTGGTCGCGCTGAAAGTGTATTCGGTTTTCATGCGGGCGGACGGAACGACGACAATCTGCACGCCGTCAATCTCGTATACCTTGCCATTTACCGCGTTCGGCCCGGTCGTTACATTGATGGACTTCGAGAGCTGGGTAGACTGACGAAGCACCTTGTCGTAAGCGCCGGAGACGTAAGCAATAAGCGGTTCCTGCTCGCCGATGGCGTCCTGGATGTCGCCGATGGCTTCCTGGAGGGTTCCAAGAGCGGTCGCGGCAACGGGCGAGTAGTACGCATAGCGCACGGCGGTATCGTTCACGATGGACTTGAACACCTTCGAATACCGATAGGCGTCAAGCTCGGGAACGGTCTGCGTGCGGGTAAACTCGGCGATGGTGTTCGCGGAGGAAGCTACCTGCATAGTCTCGTCTGCGTCCATGACGTCGAGAAGGAATGCGATGCCGCGATCCTGCGAAATAAGCTGATCTTCCCAGGTGTTAGAAACCGCACCGGACGGGTATCCCGTTTCCCGGTTATAGTTTCCGAGTCCACCCACGGAAAGCTTTGCGATCTTGACCGTCGAGCCGCCGTTATACTGCACGCGGTTAGCGTTCGCAGTCATAGGCGCGGAGGTCAATCCGGCGGTGATCACCTTGTCCAGAATGTCGGTGTAGATGATCGATTTGTTGATGGTATTAGCCATATTAGTTACTCCTCGGCCGGGTATAAAAAAGGCCCGACCTATAAACCGAAAGTAATTGAGTCGTTAAACTCGTTCACCTTGATTTGAAGGTCAAGCCCTTTTTACCCGCGAGGATGCGCGGCCATGTGTATTAGTATAGCCAGTTATTTTTACTTGTCAAGCGTTACTTGACGATTCCTGCCGCCTTGTAAGCCGCCTGTAAAGCAACGTCCTGCGCGCTCGCGGTATCGGTTTGCGTCCTCATGCCGAATGCCTGGCCGGTTTTGGATACGAAGTCAGGAAACTCGGCAAGCACCGCCTCGATCTTCGCCGCAATGCTGTCGCCTTCGTATACCCCGGAAGTTGCGAGCTTTACGATCTTGTCCGCCTTATCGGCAGATACGCCGCGGGCCAGAGCTTCCGCTTTCGCTTCGGCGCGGTCAGCGCGGGCGACGGCTTCGCTGTTCGCGGCCTCGAGTTCCTTCGCGCGAGCGGTCAGCTTCTCGCCTTCGCTCATCTGCGAATCCTTCCATGCCTTGAATGACGCGAGATCCTGCTTGATGTTACCGGTAGACTCGAGTCCGGCCTCCTTGAGCATCTTCGCGGCTTCCTTCGCCGTGTTCTTTGCGATCAGGTCGTTAACCTGGCTGTCGGTATACTTCGCCGCCTCTGCCGGTTTCTGCTCGGTCGCGGCCTGCGCGGTCTGACCCTGTGCGGCTCCCTGTTCGGTTACCGGCGCGGTAGTCGTTACTGCTTCGCCTTCCATATTTTCCTTATCCTCCTATGATTTAAGGGTTTTTAAACCCAGTTTTCAATTATCCATTTTCGATAGATTGGCGAATATAGCCCGCCTGTTTCACGAATCTTCTTCTCGAGCGCCTTTGGTATTTTTACATTCTTCACCTTTACAGGGTCAAGCCCGATATTGACGGGCCCAACGCGCACCTCTTTTTCAACGTCTTTTGATTGTGTCTTTATGACGATTGGTGCAAAACTCTGCTTTATTATCGGCGCTTGTACTTCTGCCTTCCCTATCTGTTCCCTGTCTGGTCGCCGCGTTCTTCCCGATTCATCGATAAACGCCCTCATGCGCGCCTGTGCGTTCTTAACCTTTTGTCGCGCTTCCGGCGTCTTGAGTAACGTCTCGTCGCGTTTCGCCTTCCTGATCTGGCGCTCTAGGTAGCGCTGTTTCTGGCTCGCCTTGTAAGCCTCTTCGCTTTCCTTAACCGGATATGGCTGATACGACTTTTCCATGCCCGGCGTATAGGCATATAGTTCATGCGCGCAATTATAGCCGCCTATGCCTTCGCCCGTTCCGTATCCCGTGTCAGACAATGCCGGGTAATCCGGGTTTGTGCCGGATCTCGAATAGACGCGGCCCTGAAACGGAACGTGTTCTGGGCGGCTTCCAACGTGGCTTGATACGAGTACGAGGTCAATGTCGAACTGGTTAAACCGGGCGTCTTGTGTCGCGTTCACCGTCTCGCGCACGTTTCCACGAACTACCAGAGACGCATAAGCCTCCGGCGTCCACGTCCTGCCCGCGTTGTCGATAAGCGCCGGTATTCCATTCGCCGACCATGCGGCGGCCGTCTCGCGGATCGCCTCGCGCGTCGTCTTGCTTCCGGCAAGCACCTCAGCCGACGCCTTATAGACGGCTTCGATGTACATGGTTTGACTTGCGTCCAAAAGCGTCGTGCCGATGGTTGCAAGCTGATCCTGCGCCTTCCCTTGCCATGTTTGCCATACGCGCGCGAGCGTCGGGTCTGCCTCTGGCGGTAATGCGTCGGCGAGTAATCCACCCGTTACGCCCTCGTCAATGCGCACGGCCGTGTCCTTGCCGCGTGCCGCGATCTCTGCTTTTGCCGCTTCGATGACGGCCGGGATGTCCTCGGCTATCACCTTCGCGTTGATCGTCTTGAGCGTTCCAAGCGCGGCCAGCTTCCGGGCCTGCCATGACGCCGACGAAAAAGAGCCGCGTTCCAACAGGCGGATCATGTTCGAGAGTAAGCGCGTTTCCATGTCGAAGATGATCTCGCCTGCGTTCAAGCGTTAACCCTCGGCGCATTATTGATTTTGCGCCACGCCTTGCGCAATAGCTGAAACGGTCGAAGAATCCAGAGTCCTTCCGGCTTGCCCTTGATCGCGTTTACCAGCTTCATCTTCTCACCTTTCGGCATACCGTCGAATTGCTTCTCGTTGTACGCGAAGATTTCCCGCGCGCTCATGCGTTCGAGCGCACGCCGTTCAAGCGGCGGCACGCCAAATACTCGCGCCTGGAAGTAATGCGCCGCGAGCTGGTCCTTTTTGCGATAGTGGTTCCCGTTTACCCTCATATAATCACGCCTCCATGATTACAATATCATACCACCGTTTCGTTTTATAGTCCACCGAAAGAAACGTCAACCGTTGCGTTCTCTCCGTTGATCTCCGCGACGATTGCGGCTGCTTCCGCTTCCGTCTTGCCGTCGAGCTCCATAATCGCTTGCTTCTTTGACATAGTGCCAGCGGCCACGCGCTCATTGATGCGCTTTTCCTTCGCTGCGCGATCTTCGATAATGGCGTCGTTCCATTCGACGGAGTACTCAGCGGCGGTCGTTGCGATACCGTAAGATGGGCCGATCACGCGGATAGCCTCGAATAGCGCGAGCATCCCGGAGCCGATGTTATTCTCGTATGCCTGCTTCGTTTTGTAGGTCTTCGAGTTCTCGCTGATGACTTCCGTCGCCGTCTTGAGTCCGCCAGCGTCGAAGGAAAGATATCCAGCGGAGAAACCGATTTGAACCGATAGGATGTTGAGAAGGGTTTGGATAGCAAGCCTGATTGACTCGATGCGGATCTCGACGGTGTTGTCGATGATCTTCATGTCCTGCGCTTCGCTGTTGTTGAACGCGATGAATGCCTCGTCGGAAGGATCGAAATAGG